GGAAATTCTGAGACAAGAAGTTCATTCTAAACTCTAAGTCTTTTCCTCCAACTTTGAAGATACATTCTCTGAGATCACTAGGAATAGAAGCAAGTTCCACTAATAGCGATTCCATAGAATTGTCTCCAAGGGGGGAAGATTTGACTGAAAAATGATAGTTTTCAAAATTTGGTGCAACAAACTTATCTATTTTTAGTTTGTTTTTTAAAAAAGAAACAAAATCAAAATAAATATGTGTTGGGATACCAATTTCACCTTTCATAGGACTATAAATAGTACTATAATCGGGTGATTTTTTGAAAATAGCAGTTCTACCTATAGTCAAGAAAGATAATACAAAGCTTCTAAAGCCTGTCTTATTTGTCTTAACACTATGGATAGCAGATTTTAATAATCGAGGAATTCCGGAATAATTTAAGCGAATTAACTTGTATGTCTTCTTTTCAGAAGAATCAACAAAATAATTTTCTAGAGCTATTCGGACTTCTTTTATTACTAAAATCAGAAATTTCTTACCTTTATGTTTTTCATAATGACGTAAAGTATATATGAAAGGCATTAGTGAGTTAATCTCTTCACTGCTAATATTATTAACCATCCCAATTCATTTAAGAAAATGAATTACCAATTTAAGATCAATGACCTTTCGGTTATTAGGTCTCTCAACAGAATTTTTTAATTTCTTTTGAGATACCCGTTTAAATTTGGATTTAGGGTTCGTGCATTTGGATTGTAATCTATTATTAATGACAGAAATGTTAGAAATGATAAACTAGTCCAACGGTATCGAAGACGGTTCTGATGACTACGTGAAGTAAATAACATGTAGTTCTCAAACCCGGTTTACTCGATGTAGAATAGAAAAGTGTACTATTAAGCTTTATCATCGGAAGATGAAGGTTTATTGTTTATAGATTTTTCAATCTTAACATTAACACTCTTCAGCTTAGAACCAGAAGAAACAATTTGGTTCACCACTGATTTAGTACTACCAAAAATAATAGAGTTAATTTTGTTTTGTGAAAGTAAAGCTATACAAGAATTAACTTGTTTCTTTACTTTCTTTAATTCTAACAAAATTAAATCTTTATTCTTAATATTCAAGATGTGATTCTTATCTTGAGCCTTTTTGACTACAAAAGCCTTTTCTGTCTGGCTAATGACAATTTTATTGTTTTTAAACATACAGATAAAGTAGCGAGTGAGTTTTTAGATAATTGAGTAGGTGGTAACAAATATAAGGTGGTTAAACATATGTTTCGTTTAACGGATCCTAAGATTGTGACCTATCCAACTCTCTTGAACTCCCGAGCAATCGGAGTATATACTTGTGATACGACCAGAGCTAGTCTGGTGACCTCCAATGAGGTC